GAATAAAAAAATAAAAAAAGAATACAACTAAAGAACACCCCTCGTTCAGAATTAAAGCCTGATTGGGGGGTGTTTTTTCTTATACATATTAAGGTAATCATAGGAGAAAAGCAATGGCCAGCAAGCACCCAAATTCTAGGGAGACTTTAATTGAGTATGCTTTCAGGAATCTTGGTTCCCCTGTTGTGGAAATTAATGTTGATTATCAGCAAGCGGAAGATCGTCTCGACGAAGCATTAGAATTTTTCGTTGAAAGACACTTTGATGGTGTAGAACGAGCAATTTTTCAACATCAAGTAACATCTGATGATATAACAAATGAGTATATTGATACTGATGCCTTAGGGTATGCAGTCGGTGGTAGTACAGCAGATGGACCTAATGGTAAAGACATCGTAAGTGTTGTTAAAGTTCTACAATTTGGTGATTTTGCGAATGTAAATATGTTTGATGTTCGATATCAAATGGCACTAAATGATTATTTTGGAATAAATAGAGGTTTGGGTGGAAATAGTTCAATGGGACTTGCAAGTTACGACTCCACAAAAAGGTACATTAATCTTATCGAGGACATGTTTGAGCCAGAGAAGCGTGTAACTTTCAGTAAAGTATCAAATCGTTTGAAATTGGCAATGTGGTGGAGTAAAGACATTAGTGCTGGTGATTATATCATCATAGATGCTTATGCTAGATTGAACGAAACTACCTTTACGGAAATATTTAATGATCGTTATCTGAAAATGTATTTTACTGCACTTCTTAAGAAACAGTGGGGACAAAACATGTCAAAATTTGATGGTGTTCAGTTACCCGGAGGAGTTTCAATGAGAGGTGGAGAAATTTACGCACAAGCAAGCGAAGAACTAAGAATTATTGAAGAAAAAATGTTATTGGAGTACGAACTTCCAACAGACTTCATGACAGGATAACACATGGCTCGTAATCCATACTTCAGAGAATATACCGGAGAGCAAGATCTCGCAGAAGACCTTACCATTGAAATAATCAAAACAATGGGTAAGGATATGGTCTATATTCCTAGAAAATTAATGAACGAAGATAAACTTTTTGGGGAAGATACAGTCTCTAAATTTGATGATGGTTATGAATTAGAAATGTATGTTGCTTCTGTTGATGGATTCGAAGGTGAGGGTGATATTATTTCCAGATTCGGTTTGGAGATTCGAGACAGAATGTCACTGGTAGTTTCAAAGAAGAGATTCCAAAATGAAGTTGGAGTGTATGAGAATATAACTCGTCCCAAAGAAGGCGATTTGATTTATTTTCCAATAAGTAAAACTCTATTTGAAATTAATTTTGTAGAACATGAAAATCCATTCTATCAGCATGGAAAACTATACACATATGTTTTATCATGTGAAGTATTCACATATAGTCAGGAAGAAATTGATACTGGATATAACGAAATTGACACGGTAGAAGAAGAAATAAAACAATTTGCAATTGAACTAGATCTTGGAACAAGACACAGCAGTGCTACGGTAGTTAATTTCTTTGAAGGTGAAACTGTATATCAAGTTAGCGGAACAACAGGCGGAAGTGCAACACTTGGAAATGCAACTGCTACTGCCGTCGCAACTGACTGGGACTCTGCCACTACAAAACTAACAATTACAAACATCGTAGGAAGTCTCTCCACCACAACCGGACAAACGATCAAGGGTGCAGTCTCTGGTGCAGAATATGAAATAAGCACCAAGACAACAACTACAGTAATTATACCACAAGAAACTGAAGACAATAAACCAATGGGTGACAATGAAGATTTAGAATTGTTCCGAGATCAGGATGATATATTTGACTTCACTGACACAGATCCGTTCTCGGAGGGTAATTACTGATGTTTACCTCATTCTATAATGAAGCAATTCGAAAAGTTGTCATTGGATTTGGTTCTCTGTTCAATGATATAAAAATCATTCGTAAAAATTCTGATGGTTCCACAAAAGAAAGCATTCGAGTTCCTCTTTCATATGGACCGAAAGAAAAGTTTATTCGACGAATACAACAAATGAGTTCAATTTCAGATACAACAAAAGTTCAAGTAGTTCTCCCTACAATGGGATTTAATATTACTGGAATAGCATACGATCCTTCTAGAAAAACAAATAAATTAAGAACTAGAAGATTTCAAAAATCTGATGATACGGCTGAATTTAATTATAATGAAATTCCATATAATATTTCTTTTGGTTTATATTCCTTTTCAAGAAATATGGACGACAATCTTCAAATTATAGAACAGATTGTTCCTTACTTTTCTCCAGAATTTATTGTAACTGTAAAACAGAATGATATAAATTCTAAGGTAGATATTCCTATCATATTAAATGGTATAGATACACAGGAAGAATATGAAGGAGATTTTGACACACGAAGAAATATTTCAACTTCTTTTGAGTTCACTGCAAAAACATATGTGTACTCTCCAGTCAAAACATCTTCTATCATTTTGGATTCTTATGTGGATATTCATGGAAGTCTGGACGCTCTTATTGGAGACGCTCAATTGATACGAGCAGGAGCAACTGGTGCAACTGGAGCAACAGCAGGTGCTAATATAAGGAATGATGTGAAATATGACTATGAGTGATGATAAAAAAGATGTAAATGATAAATTATCAGAAGCGATGGGTGTGAATTTTGAAACAGAAGAAAAAGAAATAAAGAAAAAAGAAACTTCTAAACCAAAAGAAATTTCTGCACCTTCTATTCAGAATAAAGACATGATGAAAGATTATAATCTTGTTCGTCATAATATAAAAGGATTAATTGAAACGGGTGAAGTTGCAATAGAAGGAATATTGAAAGTTGCTACTGAAGGAGATTCTCCAAGAGCATATGAAGTTGCTGCTCAGATGATCAAAACAGTTTCAGAAGCAAACAAAGATTTAATCGATCTTCACAAGAAAATGAAAGAGATTAAGAGAGAAGATATCACTCTCAATCAAAACAACACTACCAATAATTCAATTTATGTTGGTTCGACGACAGATTTACAAGATTTAATTAACCAATCCAGAAGTGCTAAGAAATCACTTACTGAGAATATTATTATAGATACGGAAATTGTGGATGAGCAGTAAGAAAAAAGGCTATTTAGGAAATATCAACCTAAAAGAAGCCGGTGTTAATATTCAATTTACAGAGGATCAAGTCAAAGAGTATATTAAATGCTCTCAGGATCCTATTTACTTTATTCAAAAGTATATCAAGGTTGTTTCTCTTGATGAGGGACTCGTTCCTTTTGATTTATATGATTATCAAAAAGATATAGTAGAGAAGGTGCATAATAATCGTTTTGTGATTGCAAAACTTCCAAGACAGTCTGGTAAATCTACTACAATTATTTCATATCTTCTTCATTACATTCTATTCAACCAAAGCATGAGTGTTGCAGTTCTTGCAAATAAACAATCCACATCAAGAGATATTCTTAGTAGATTGAAACTCACTTATGAATATCTTCCTCTTTGGTTACAGCAGGGAATTGTAGAATGGAACAAAGGAAGCATTCAACTAGAAAATGGATCTAAAATACTTGCATCTTCAACTTCTGCTTCTGCAATTCGTGGTGGATCTTACAACTGCATTTTTCTCGACGAATTTGCTCACGTTCCCACAAACATAGCAGAAGATTTCTTCAGTTCTGTTTATCCCACCATCACATCAGGACAAAGCACAAAAGTATTCATGGTTTCGACACCTAACGGTTTGAACATGTTTTATTACTACTGGAAAGGTTCTACCCGAAAAGTAGGAGAAGAAGGTAAAAATGAATATGTTCCTGTCGAGGTTCACTGGTCAGAAGTTCCTAAGTTTCCGGGAGGACCACTCCGTGATGAAGAATGGAGACAGGAGACAATCGCAAATACAAGTGAACAACAATTCCAGACAGAATTTGAATGTGACTTTGTTGGTAGTCAAAATACACTCATTGAATCTCATAAATTAAGATCCTTAAATTGGACTGCACCAGAAACTAAAAATGCAGATGGGTTGTGGATTTATGAAAAACCCAAACCCGAACATAATTATTTTATCACCGCAGATACTTCAAGAGGTCAGGGTAAAGATTACAGTGCCTTTGTTGTTGTAGACACAACCGAAATGCCTTATAAAATAGTAGCAAAATATAGAAACAATACCATATCACCGATGGTGTATCCTACAGTTCTCTCCACTGTAGCGAAGCAATATAATCACGCTTACATTTTAGTGGAAATAAATGACATCGGTGGTCAAGTGGCTGATATTTTACATCAAGATTTAGAGTATGAAAATGTTTTGATGACAATTTATAGAGGAAGAGCAGGTCAAACAATCAACGGTGGTTTTGGTGGGGCTAGATCACAGAGTCAATTGGGTGTTCGCACAACTGCTCCTGTTAAAAAATTAGGATGTTCTGTTCTAAAAAGTCTAATCGAAGAAGACAAACTATTAATAGAAGATGTTGATCTGATCAATGAACTCATAACATTTGTTGCAAAAAGAAATTCATTTGAAGCAGATGATGGACACACGGATGATTTAGTCATGTGTTTGGTTCTTTTTTCTTGGTTGACAAGACAAGAATATTTTAAAGAATTAACAGAAACTGATGTGAGAACAGGAATTTATAAAGATGAAATTGCATCTTTAGAAGAAGATATGTGTCCCTTTGGATTTATTGAAACTAGTGATTCTGAAGATGAAGGTGTCTGGGAAGGAAATGATCGTTGGTATGATGCAAAAAAAGATTCAGATTCGGATTGGTTCTAAATGTGATATAAAATACCTGAAATTATACATAAAAGAGTAAAATTCAAAGAAATGATTTTTAATCACGGAGAATCACGATGGCCAGACCTAATGTCAGCGTTTACATAAATGACGATAGTTTTGTAATTCCCGGAAGTTTCACAGGAACCTCTAGGGGCGGTTTAATTTCATATGGTGGAATGGTTCTTGCTTTAGGAACTACAGCGGAAAGAAAATCAGGAATAATGCAAATTGGATCTGTTGGAGATTGGATCCAGAGATTGACTACCACAGATCCTATTGGTGGTTTAGATAATTCAGATGGAATGAACCATACATCAAACACTGGAATTCATGCTACCGCAGGAACCACTGGTGCTGGACGATGGCCATTCGGTCCAACTGGAGGATGGAAAGGTGAATGGTGGGCAGGACACAACTTCCTTCAGTATGGAGGAGAATTAGTTGTTGGTGGAACTGGAAGTGAAACACATACTGGTAGTGCATTAAATTCTGGTAGAGAAACACTAAAGGACACTTCAATTCCTCTTGACTTTGTTTTTGTTGGAGCAGGAACTGGAACTGGTGCTAATGAAGACGTATATATTGCTACCAGAGGTGGTGAAGAAGTCGGTGGTGGTACAGCCAATCACTTTGGAAGTGTAACAGAACTTGCAGACGTAGCAAATGTCGTTGAG